GTCTCCTAGGAGGAGTTTAGGAGGGGCGATTGATAGGCCCTTATGCCACTGCTCACGACATGCCCACGCTACATAATTACTAACCGCAATATCATCATGCACCTTCTCAGGGACTTCCCACTTGCCTGCTAGCATCTCAGTAGCTTCCATCTGCTGAAGGAGGAGAGGATCACGGGGGATACATCTACGAGATTGGAGACCTCCTCTAAACATTTCTAAGATGAGGGGGCGGGTACGCATGTTCATCTCAAAGCCTATGGACTTACTAACGCTGAATCCTTCAGGCATTCTATCGTCTCTACCCTTCCAACGGTAGAAGTTGCGATATTTATAGCGGTCACGTAAGACGCTTTGAGCCCATAATCCAAGGTTCCCTGTTAGTTCAATAGCTACCATAGCTCCGTTGTAAAACACGCTGATTACGAATATCAAAGCGGCCAAGGCCTCAGGGCCAATTTTAGCGCTGTAACGGAGGCATTGTTCTCCGGTTTGTCCACAGTAGAGGGCAATAGCAGCGTAGTCCTTACCTTCCCTGATCCTGGCATCGTCAGTGTTTGTAATGCCTCTTGCACAGTCCGCGCCAAGATAGTAATGATAGAAAGGTTGTGGGAAAGCCCAGATGGTGAGTGGAGAACGAGGGTCAGGTGTAAAGGTAGCTTTATTCTTAATTGCGTTGCCATAGCCATCAAGTTCTTGTGTAAGGCGACCAGTTTGCGGTTCAGGTGCTGCGTTGATACACTCACGCGCATAGCGTAGCTCCTCTCGTTCGTAGGCTTGGGATGTGGAAGCGTAAAAGGCCTCATCTGCGGTTATGGGGTATTCCTGACGAAACTTATCAACCTTACCTTGGCAGAGGTTAGGGATAGCCCATTTTCTCCAGGCTATGCAAGATAGAGCTTTGTAACACTTAGTACAACGTTCACAACGTTGGCTACAAGCAACAAGGCTAATAACATCCTTCTCATCCTCGTTACAGTCGGCAAACTTAAGTTCGCCTGGGGCACGCCTGCAATGAGGGTCATCTAGCCAGGTTAGGAATATCGCACAGAACTCAGTATCCCCACGTTCAGCGGCTTGCCAGAACTCGTAGAAGGCTTGGCCGATGCCTATTTTACCAAAGGCGGTGGACTCGACAAAGATAGCAGTATCAGGGTCATCAGGTACAGAATTGAATAGGGAAGTAAACGCTCCACCTCCAACAGGGAAGAAAGCAGCCTCTGAAAGGTGGAGGAAGGTACAACGTCCACCACGCCCAGCGATAGCGGTTTGAGCGGTCATGATGGTCATGACGCTATCTCCCCCGCTATGTGGATATACAATTTTAGTGGCGAGGGGGTCCGGGAGGTGGAAGGGCCAATTCTTAATTAAGTTTGTCGGTACATCGAACAGTTCCTTAGATGTATCAGCCAAGCAAGCCACAATTTTTGCTCTGGCGTTTGCGGACGCTGCGATATGGCAAGTTCCAAATCCCTCAATAGCTGAGCTAACTCCCACGCGCCTTGCCTTGACACTTACCCCCCTTATCTTCCCACCTATCTTAGCTTGGTGAGCCTTTAACTTCTCCTTTAATAGCCATTGGTTATAACGGAGTTCAAAGTTAAATAGGGTACCGGACTCCCTATCAATGATAGGCAAGCGACGTAGGAGAGCGGTTGCGCGGTCTAGATCAAGCATTATCTGTAGGAAGTCCTACTGTACCTGGGATGAAGTTAGTCTCATCCCTATCACGTCCTAGATTATGGATATTCCCAGCTAATACAGGGTCTATAGGCTGCTCGGCTAGCTGGCCCATAGTAACTCCTACAGCTCTATTCTGGAACGTCCTAGGGTCGGGAGCACGCTCTCCTGTATCAAAGATAGGTATCCTAGCTTCCTCTCCTAGCTCGAATATGACAAGGTATTTAGGACAGTTAGGATTACCACAATAAAGCTTATACTTCCAACGCCCCTGTTGAGGGTACACAGGAGCCATGCTACTCCCACAGCCTCCACACATGAAGTAAGTACCGGGGTAAACGTAGAACTCATTAGGTTCCATTTTTATTCTCCCTGCTCTTGGCGTAAGAAAGTAAGTCAGCAGCTAATAGTAGAAGATTAGTCTCCCCTACATTCACTACAGTAACTTCACCATGACGATTAGCTACCCCTACAATCAAGTCTAACATTTCAAGGGTAATTGCACTTCCTCCTAGGTTAAGGGTACAGGCAGCCTTATCCATATTTACCTCTCCACAGGTTGAGGTACGCGAGTAGGATGCCCAAACTCCCTATTTAACTTTAATCCACAAGCAGCGCTACAGGCATAAGCAGACTCAGGTATCCCAGTCTCAAAGTTATTCCTAGTCCTCATAGTCGCCCATCTACCTTCTGATAGGTTAATCATATTCTCGCAACCGAAGCACTTTACCCTCTCTATTTTTAGTTCACTAACCCTTTTCTGTAGGATGAGCCCACCAACCTCACACTCAGCTCTGATTTCAGCTAGGTAGGCAAGGGCGTCATCTAGCTTAGCTGATTCCCAGTCATACTTCTTAGCCTTCCTACTTTCAATAGCTTTCTGCCTATCGCTATCTGTAAACTGATAAGCAGGGGCAGGCTCAGCATTCGGGGTCATAGTGTTACGCTTAGCTACAGTCTGTTGGAGGATAGATTCAGAGGCTAGTTGTTCCTGAGATTTAATAGGGATATCCTCTACCTTAATAGCAGGTTCAGGGATAGGAGTAACCTGCATACTATCGGGGGGTATCTCAGTAACCTGAGAATGAGGAGGCTGGATCATTACCTTTCTGGGCTGACCTAGAACTGGGATTGTTGGCATCAATGACTCCTTGAACCTTGGAAGAAGTAAGCGCGGTTGCGAGCATATTCCGGCCTACCGTAACGTTGATACTTAAGTTCCTGTTGCCCTCTACGCCAATCAAGTGTAATTACTTGTACACTTCCACAAGTTTTGCAGCCAAACGTGCAATCTTCTGGACGTTCTTGGATGACAATCATCGCAGAGTTAGACCTATAGCTGGGGCAAGTCCGTTCTTTACAGGTAGGTAGAGGCTTAGGCATTATATCCCCTCAAGACTTCCTTGACTAATCCCGCAAGGAATGGCATCCTTCACCTTCCTCTTAGGGATGTAACGCTTACCAGGATACTTATCCCTAAGGCCTAAAGCTACCTTAGTAGAGTTAATAACCCTAAGCCTGTGGAATCCCTTCCTTGATATTTGGCGTAGGCCTAACTTATCAAGAGCCATTCTAGTAGCCGTAGCCACTAACACCCCATAATAGCGGCCATAATTAGCCTCTAACCTATCCTTATGCTTAACGCAAAGAGAGTTGAGATATTCCCGACAGACTTGTTGAACCTCTGGAGGGTACTTAGCAAATAAGGGGAGGGATGTACGACCAGGTTTCCCTCCACTAAAGTTACGGTTAGCATCAGCTTCCTTCCGGTAGCGTTGGAGGTTGGCTATTAGGCTCTCCCTGCTCATTAGGTACTCCTCCTAGGACATTAGATTGAGGTCCAGCCCCTTTAGCTGCCCAGCGTTTAGCCCTAGCCTTCAACAAATTGGCCCGTACTGCCTCTCGCTTAGCCTCACTTCGGGATAATCCCCCAATGCGACCTGCGGCGACTTGGTGCTTAGTGATTGCATCCTTCGTAATCTCATCCATTCCTCCTCCACATGGGCAGAGTAGGCCCTGTTCCAGATAATAGTGAAGTCCTTGAAACTGACATGCTTACTGAGGTAGATAAAGGCATGGTAGAGTAGGTAGCCTGCTACCTTACTAAGCAGCCTTCGCATTCTCAGCCCTTTCCTTCCAAGTAGTTACAGTGACCATAGGTAAGCCATGCTTAGTCCGCTTACCTCGTTTCAAGTGAGGATGAAGCCTACCATGATGGCTATCCTGAGAGTTAAATTTGGAATCCTCACGGTAACGAGCGTTGCAGCACTTTGTCCCTAGCCTAGACCTGCGATGACAAAACAAACACTTATGCATCTTAGGCTTGGGAGGAAGTTCAGGCCTCGCTGTAGTCTTAACTGGAACGCCGTGGGAGTCGAGGATCATAGTTTGGCTCTACCTTTCTCCTGCTAAAAGTCTCGCCTTTCTCTAGTTCACGTACCTTAATGTTCCCGTTCTCATCCAAGAAGGCGTAATGATAATTTAGGTAAAATACCTGATCGTGTTGAAAACAAGCATAGTTATGAGTGGTGACATTAGTCCCACAATGCTGCATTCGCCTGCCACAAAGGGGGCAGAGCTTGACAGGGGCAGCGGCGGCGAGTTGAGGGGTTGGCATATCGGCTACCATGTTCACTAAGCTCTCAATAAGCATGATTACAGTACTAGCCGTTTTTTGTCAAGTGTTATTTTATAAAATGTGAGAGAGTACCTGGGGGAGGTACTCTCAAACTGACCTTGCCCCTATACACATAAGGGAGGTACTCTACCAAACCCTTGTTATCTATTATTATATAATAGATAATAGATAGAGATGTGCGGGTTGAGTATAGCATAGTGAAATAAACTTGTCAAGAACTATTTTACAAGTCTAGTATAATGAGTAGTATACAAAACGTATAGGAATAATGAAGGTGAGTACTGTTCGAACTGGAGAGTACCTACGAAGTAGGTATAGGGGGAAAAAGTTTGTTCCTGCGAATCGAGAGCGTTCGATACTTTCATAACTTGTTGAGGTGTAGTAACTTAGAGCTTGACAAAAGTGGAGAGTACATGGTAGTGTAAAGGAGAGTACATAGGGGGGATTATGCCGCATATCGAAGGGATCGAAGTTCCTGAATATGAGCCGAGGAAAAGGTGGAAGGGTAAACGTACTAAGGAGGAGAGGCAAGCTACCTGGTTGAGGTGGTATCACAATACTAGAAATAAGGCCATTGCTACTTTAGGGGGGAAATGTAGCTGTGGGTGTGGAGGGACTGACCCTTCTAATTTACATATAGTTGCGCTTACTGATGAGGCTAAGGGATGGAGTCAG